GCCCAAGCCAATGATACGCTGCCCGGAACCATGCTGTGCCCTGTGCCCGAGCAATCCTGTAATAGATCGCGTGCCGCTTCCAGTACGAGTCTACCGGGTATTGCTTGCGTCCGGACTCGCACCGGTAGGGGGTACAGATGATATCATGGACCAATGCAGCCAGCAGGATCGTCGGTCCGTCGACTGCGGGTCCCGAGGCCCCGTCGAACGAATAGCCACGCTCGACCAACAGCGTACGCGACCCCCTCACCTGCCAGTGTTTGCCGTGGTGCCCCGGAAGCAGGGTGCACCCCCGCAGCGCAATAATCACCGTCTCAGTCACGTCCCAGGTATGCGCGAGCGGGTCCCAACGGAGAAACTCCCCCCAGCTCACGCGGTCGCTCATTGCGTCCACGATCACCGGGGGGGACACAAACCTTGGAGGAAGCTCGGTCACGGAGACGCCCGACCCAGCGACACCGTATCGTATGCCTGAAGCACCTTGCGCGATGCCCGGTTGGCTATCTCTTCAAGGTCCTCTTCAGAAATCTCCAGTTGTATGCGGTCCGGCAATCGTGGTTCGACGGCCGCGCCATCCTCCCCACCGGCCGCGGGGACACCTCCAACCCCAGGAACGGTAACCCCTGCACCCGGCGCCGCATTGATCGGTATCGATAGCGCTTTATCGAGCTTTCGCGGTCCGGAGGCGTCGACGCTGCCCGTCTCTCTGCCAGCAACTGTAGATTGCTGATCGGCCAGGCCGGTATCGGTCGATCGTGCATTGCGCGCATCGTTCCCGGTCACCTGTATCATGAACCCGCCGGCCGAAGCCACCTTGCTCCCATCAGGGTTGGCCACCGTGGCCGCATCCGTTCCGCTTCCCGGCCCCAGATGGTCCGCATCATGCACCGTCTGAGTCCCCTGGCTGTCCAGCACAACCGGCGACCTGGCAAAGGGCAGCACCAGCACCGCCCTACCACCTGCCAAGGGCATTTGGCACCCCGCCATCAGCAGCCCCAGCACCACGCAGCAGAACAGCATCACCAACCAACTCACCTTCCATCTCATCGCATCACCTCATTTCACCTTGCCCGGCGATGATTGGGGCCAAGCCGGGTTACGCCCCGTGAAGACTCATTCGACTCGCTTTGCCTCATCCACAATCCGCCCCATAGCCAGATCGTCACTCATCGCCGCTTTGCGCATGCACACGTACTGGATCTGCCGACCCAGCCGCCCCACCGAGCACACCAGCCCCTGCCCATCCAACTCCACGCCTGGGAGGATGTTCTCGGTGAGCATCGAGAGCGCCACATTGCGCCGGCGGTACTGCCGCCCGACGAAATTCCCGTGCCAGACGTGCAAGGCTCCACCGCCCGCCGCGGCCAGCTCGGGAGTGGGCGTGTAACCGGTCTCGTCGAAGACCCTCGCCCACCAGGGCAGCTTGAGGACAGCCGCGGCGAACTGGGAGGCAGGATCGAGCCGGAGTGTCCATGCGGTATCCCCGCCCCCCGGCACGAAGAACGGATTCATCCCACCAATGTCCTGGAACCACTCCCGGTTGAAGCACCAGCCAAACCCGGGCGCCACTTCCCTGCGGATTCCGCCGGCGCGCATCCGGGCCGAGCAGAAGGAGGGGATGTTCCGTTTCATCGAGTCCCGCGTGTCGCTGTAGTGGGTGAAGGGCTGTAGCGCCAGGGTCCCGCTGGCCAGCTCCTCTCGCCATTGCCCCGCCCAGGCTTGCCGCAGGGGGAGAAACTCCGCATCGATCGAGCCGACATAGCGCACAAGAGGATTTGCCGCACGCGTCATGCGGTTGATCACGGCCTCTTTCTGGAAGAGCCCCACGTGCAACTCGTCCAGTTCCAGACACGAATACTCCACCGCGCCTCCCCCGTGAAAGCCAGCCTCACGCAACACATCATCAATCGCCAGGATGTATACCTGCCTCTCCCCCGGCGCCACCAGCTCAGTGACCATGATCCTGGGCAACGGGTCCAGCCAGAGCCAGGCCCGCAGTGCGGTCCGGAAGGCATCCACCCGCTTGCGGTCCGCCCCCTGCACCAACACTACCATTGCGGTGTCTTTCAGCACGGTCGCCCGTTCGGGCTTGGTCCATCCCAGCGCCTGCGGGCTCAGCTTTTGCGGGAGACAGGCGGCGGGCTTGCGGGGCTTTCCCTCGGGGAAATTCCACACATCAAGCACCGTCTCGCCAGCCGCGCTGGTGTACTCCGCCAGGCCACCCTCACGCAACGCCGTGGCCAGGGCTCGCAGATCCGTATCCTCGGTAATGCTGCCGGTGAAGACATACTTCGTTCCCGCCGGCGGTACGTATCCGGACGTGACGGGAAACCCCCCGGCCGCGGCTCGCGCAATCGCCCCGGCAAACGCACCAGGCTTCGCACTCACGATGAATCCAGGCTTCAGTCGGACCATAGTCGCAGCCACCCTGTTACCGTCACTCCGTTTGCATCCGAGGACGTAGCCAACTCGATATCCGTTGTGCTGCCATTGATCTGCGCGGCCACCGCGGTTACCCCGGTTCCGTAGCTGAACTGGGTGTGCTCGTTGCTCTGAAGCGCCCCCGTGTCCCCGTAGGCCGCCCCCGGGAGCGTCCCGAACATCACCGTGCCCATGCGCACGTGGCCCGCTTTCTCCGCGCAGTACTCGAAGATCCCGTGCAGGCCCCCCTGCCAGGCGATGGAGAAGAACGCCTCCGCCCCGGAGTCCACCTCCACCGAAACAAACTCGCGCCTGCACAGGCTCTCGCTCATCGCGTCAGTCCTCCACGTCGAACAGACTGCCCAACAGCTCCACCAGCGCAGCCAGCTCTGCGGGATTGTCCTCGAGCATCCGGTCGTTCACCAGGATTCGGGTCTCAACCGGTGGTTCCCCGATCGCCATAGCTCCGGGGTTTGCATAGGCCACCAAGCGCCCAATGCCGTGGCCCTTCGAGGGATCGAGCATCACGTCCTCTAGCCTCCAGACCGTGTCCGGCGTACTCAGTGGGGGTTCCGGGATAGGTATCCCGGGATCGGGCAGGCGGATTCTGGGCTCATCGCTAGCCATTATCGGATCTCCGTGAGTTGTCCGCGCCCCGCCCATTCAATGCCGGTGAACGCGGCGCCCGTGACTTGGACTGCCAGGGCCTCGTTCGTATCGTCAGCCGTTACCGTCGCGTCCCATGCAGACGCCCCGGAATCGGCCCCGAGCACATCCTTCGTGGGTGTTCCCACGATAGAGGTATTGTTTGACCCATCCCGCTTGATGATCCCGCTGAAGCGCCAGGCCTTCACGTTCCCAGCAGCGTTATCACGCGCCAGTAGATCCACATGGAACATTGCTGCGGTGTTTGCGGCGAGGGTGCAATGGGTGTTTGTGCGATTCCCTACGCGCAATTGGTATGGGGAGGCATCGAACGTGACCGCATACCATCCAATCTCTGAGATTGCAGCCTGGGCGGAAGCTCCAATACTACGCACGGTCTCCAGTTCCCGACCACTCTCACTCCTGTATCCCAGGGCAACCGCCCCATAGTGGTTCACATACGTTGACGCCCCAATCGCCGTGCCCACCTCCCCGGAGCTACTCACACCTGCATCACTGCCGAACGCTGTAGCATTCGCAGCGTGCGCATTGGCGCTGGCGCCCATGGCAACCGATGACTCCGTATAGGCTTTTGCGCCTTCCCCAAAGCCGTACCCCATGGCGTTTATTCCGAGGCACTTGGCCCCGATTGGTAACCGGGTCCATGTCGTTCCGGATTGGTGGATAAAAAGCAGTGCCCCATCAAAGTTCAGATAGTCCCCTGCAGCTGGGTTGCTTGGGGTGTCTGCATAGATCGCGAGGATGTCGCTGGATGTCGTGCCAGTATTCTGGATCACCAGTAGCGGAATAAGCGGGGCCGTGGGCAGAACTACCGCCCGGGTTGCCCCGTCCGGGTCAAGCAGTTGGATCGGATCGCAGTCGTTGCCCAGGGTCTTTGTATCCGCGAGCACCTCTGTGTTTCTCGGCAAATCTACCAATAGGTGGGTGAGGTGATCCCCCTCGGGAAACTCCTTCAACAGCCCAGCCACCAACGCCAATGGTCTACGATCAGCCATCCGATGTCTCCTACGTCACCGTCACAGCCGGTCCCGGCTGGAAGGGGATCTCTGTCGCGGAAAGCGCAATGCCCAGGCGTTGCGAGACATTGCCGGATCCGGTGGGAGCCGTTGCGGTCTCCGCGCCGGCCGTCGTCGCGAGCCAGTAGTCCGCGCCAAGCGTCAGCCCGCTGATCTGATTGTTCACGCCCGAGGTGCACAGCACCGCCCCGCTCCCGGCACTCACCGCCGCGAGCACAAACCCATGTGCCCGCTTGCCCTCCGCGGTGGCATCCGCCTTGCGCACCTTCAGCGTGCCCGAATCATCGTACAGGTTCACCCAGTCGCCGGCCCACAGATATTCTCCCGCCTCAATCCATCCCGTTGTTCCGCCATCGCCGGACGATCCGCCCCCAGCCCCAACGGCCGGAATGACCGTCGAACCCCAAAGGTGAGACAAGACCCAGAATCCCTCCCCTGGAGCTATCACGAACGAAGGAGAATTAGACGGCTTCACAAGGACAGGGCCCATGCCATGGTGCGTGAAGGCAAAGCGCAACAGCGGCTCGGCACTGCATTCATTCCAGTAATGGTCCTCGTCCACAGTGATGCTACAGCCACCATAGCCGCTGACTCCGAGCATCGTCATTGGTGAGACACCGCCAAACGAGAAGGCAATCTCGGTGTCGTTTCCACCCCACCACTGGACGTTATATCCGTACAGCCCGATCATCCGTCGACTGATGTACTCACCGTAATGGGGCAACCCGTTGACGGTGTCATAGACACCCTCGGCCCATTCAACCTTCGCGTTGTCGTCCGTGTCATAGACACTCTTGAGCATCACATCATCGGGTAGATCCCCGGTCGGATGCGTGTGCGAGTCCACGTCCGAGACTTCATGCAGCGAGTACCTGTAATCGTACAGCGCTAGGGGGCTTCGGTAGAGGAACACGAGGTGCACGGGGTAGGCGCTGGGGGTACCGGAAAGAGCCCAATTGCCTCCCGCATCAAGCGTCGCGGTGATCCGCACCCCGCCAGCAGTCTCCGCACTCTCCCAGTTCGGACGACTGTCAGTACCAGCCTTAGACACCAGTACATCCGTGCCATCCGGGCCCCAGTCGAGCACGAGCGTCCCTCCCGCCGGAGGCGACAGAGATCCTGTTGTTCCCGCAGCAACTTGGTAATGCCAGAATGCACATACATCTTTGCCCCCTAACTCCTGAAGCGCGCCTTCGACCTCCGTGGCCGTGAACAGCCCGCCGGCGTCAGCAATATCGATATCCTCGGCGCCGAGAACCACGTCCCCGACTTCGCCGTTTACGCTCGTGACCGGGGCTTCGCCGCCGCTGTCGTCCGCGCGCAGCCTGCCCAGGATTGGATCGAACTTCACCTGCATGGCACGTCCTTACGCGAAATGGCCCTGCACCGTCGCCAGGTCCGTGGCCGCCCATTTATACAGCCGGGTCCCTCCGCACCACTCCACCCGATCCCCGGCCAGCGTGATCCGCCGAATCCGCCACTTCGATGCGCTCAGCGCCGCGCCCGGATGCGCCTCGCACACGTATTGGTACGTCTCGTCTTCGTAGATCGCGTAGTCGTCTTCCCCGACGATATGCAGCAGCGGGCTATTCTCTTCGGCCATCGTCTCAGTCCTCTTCCAGATAGTTCTCGATGACACGACGCGGTTCGCGGTACACCGGGAAGCCCTTCATGAACCTGTCCGCGTCCTTCCATGCCTCTTCCAGGTTCAGCGTAGCCAGATGCCCAGCGAGCTTGAAGGCGGACTCGCTCCAGTCCACTGCCTTCTCCATCGCAGGGGGCTCGACGTCCCCAAATTTCCCCATTACAAGCGAATTGATTGTTGCTTCCAGAATGCTCCCGAAGACCACACTTCCGGCCATTGGGCCAACCAGCACCATTGCGAACAGCTCCCATGCCGCCTCTTTGGCCTCTTCCTCCGGGTCATCAAACCAATCCCCCCTCCCCATCTCCCAGATTACCTTGAACATCTGGTACACCACAGGCACCAGCACAAACCCAACCGCAAGCGCGTTGGCTGCCTGGCGTCTGCTTCCAGGCGTGCCGGCGGCCAGTTCCCGAAACGCGCGCTGCACCCATCCGGATTGCTGAGACATAGGCCCGAGAAACTGGAGCCCAAGCTTCCCGATCTCCGGCCCACGGTACCACTGGTTCAGCGTGGCAACCTGGCTCGAGCCCTGGGTGTGGTGGATCAGCCACATCACTTCCCGCATGGCCAGGCGCTTACTCTCCGCGTCCGTATAGCCCTCTCTCTGCCGGGCATCGTGTATGCCCATGTAGATCCCGGGAGCCACCGTGGCCACCGCGGCCATGATTCCGATGCGCGTGGGGAACATCCCGAAGCGCGCAAATCGTATCAACGGGTTTCTGGAGACCTTGGCCATAGCGTTGTGCACCGGTTCACCGAAACCGTAGTTGGCCCATTCGCGGAATGCGGGGTCCGCAAGCATCGCCTTCCAGGTCGCCAGCCAGCGCGCCGAGTCCGCAAGCTCCCTGCCTATGGCCCGCGCCATCTCCGGCACACCCACCGCGAACCCGAACGCAGGCGCTCCGGAAAGCTGCCTCAGGCCAGAGCCGATGTTCCAGCTCATCACCGCCAAGGTCGCGGTACCGCGCAACATGCTGATCAGGGCCTCTCCCTGCATGGGCACTCTCATCACCCTCCCGCCCATGATCTCCCCGACATGCCGGGCCACGCGCGCCGCATTGCCTGCCCCCGCGAATTCCGCCATCACCCTGGCCATGTCCGGGTGTCCGAACACGTAGCGCAGATTCTGGGCGACCTCCAGGTTCGCCATGAACTGCGCCCGGTTCTCGTTGTAGCGGAAGAAGGTGCTCACCACGTCGGCCCGTTCGTCAATGTCCCACGAATGCTTGCGCCTGCTAGACATCTCCGGGGGGACGGGCCGGGGAATGAAGTGCATCTCCGCCAAAGGCATTCGCTCGCGGTCGGCAACGAACGGGTGGTACAGCGCGTCTTCTTCCAGCACCGGCACTCCGAGCGTGCGTTCGCTGAACTCGCTCATCGCCTGGCGGTTCTCTTTGTAGGCCCCCCGCAACCAATCCAGGAACTCAAGGTCAGCAGGGGAGAGCACGGAACGCAGCTCGGCCAGGTACTCGTCATCGCGCCCCTTTCCCGCGAGGTTCTCCTTGTAGTCCTCCTGGTCGGTGGCCGCCAGGATCATCAGCAGGTTGGCGCGGCTCAGATCCCCGTGGCGCTCGGCGCGCCGGCTGAAGCGTCGGTACTCGCGCTTGGTTTCCATCAACTCCCGCAACGTGCGCTCAACGTCCTCGGTCTTGTAGATCCGGCCTACCGCCGCCTGAAGTTCCGTGATACCCGGTTCAACGAGGCGGGCCTTGTTACTGTTCGCTTCGTTGATCTCAAGGGAAATCTCCTTGATCGCGGCGGCCGCTTTTGCGTAGACCTCTCCCTTGGCATGGCGGATCATGTCCATCATGCCGTTGTAGAAATCGTAGTTCCCTTGGAGAAACTCCCCGATCTTGCCCGATAGCGTCTCGCGGTCCGCTTCCGGCAACGCCCGTAGCGCCTCCTGGATCGCCTCGCGCCGGGGGCCCCACACCTCCTCGCGTTTGTTGCGCGCCTCGGTGATCTTCCACAGCCCCTCCTTGTAGTCCTGGCGCAGCGTTACGATTGCCCCGGCTATCTCCGCCGGGCTTCGGTGCACCACCGCCCCGTAGAGGTTCAACGCCCGCAGGGCATCGTCGATGATGTGGGCCACCGGCTGGGAGGCCCAGGTCGGCTCCTTACCGATGCTCTCGATCATGCGCGCGAGCGTAGTGCGTGCCTGGTCCTCACTCACGTTACCGAGAACTACCTGTTCCTGGAGGTTCTGAAGGCTCTCTGACATCTCGTCAGCAGACTGTTCCGACACCCCATAGATATCGAACACCAGCCGAAGCCAGGCCTTCATGCGGGGCTCGAAATCCCGCTGAATCAGCTCCTCGCGCGTGGAGGTCCTCCCCTTCAGTACCTTGAGCTTGCGCAGCCGCTCGATCTCTTTGGCGAAGCGCGCGGCGTCGGCCTTCGTCGCGTACCGATTCAGCGCCCAGGCAAGGTGACTCACCCGCTTGTTGATTGCGGGGATCGTTCCAGGGGCAAGCTCCAATTCCCGGCACGCTTCTCTAAGCCACTCTTTCCGGCCCCCGGCCGGCACGTGTTCCCAGGCCGCCTTTCGCAGCAGCCGCGCCCAGGTTGCTCCCACCTCACGCCGCAGCACCGGATCGCGGTCTGCGTTCTTGTCAATCACGTACCCTTCGTCGGTCAGCTTGCGCACCGCCTGGCCAACGATCACCTGTTTCAGGTCGGCGATGTCAACCGGGTCGGTAGGCAACTCCGCCGGCAGAGGCATCAGCGCCTTAGCCTCCGCCGCCAGGTCCTCCGCGTCACGCCTGGCTGCGTCGAAGGCATCCCCGACCCCTGGCGGGCCTTCCTTACCCCGGCTTTCCTCCTCGGTCTCCACGAAATCCGCGGGCACCTCGACGGGAGGCTCCTCGTCATCCACCGCCTTGGCCGGCGGCTCATACTCGTCAATCGCCGCCTTCAGGCGGGAGGGCAGATTCTCCATCCCACCGCGTGCGAGCTCCGCATCCGTCAGCCCCCGACGCTTGGCAGCCATCTGTTCAGCGCGCCGGGTATTCCAGATCTCGATCGAGCGGAACACCCGATTGAAGCGCGCCTCTTGCTCCATGCCCGTCTTTGCCGCCGTCGCCACATCCGCGGTGAACCGTTCCCGCAGCACCGGGGTAGCCAGCGCCCGCAACAGCTCCTCATCCCGCGCCGGCGCCATCCGCTCGCTTTCCAGCTTCGCGGCCATTCGGCGAGCCTCGGCCATCACCGCCCCAGCCTGATCCCGCCGCAACCCCAACTCCGCCAATCTCCCGGCCACCACCCGTTCACTGACCTTCTGGCCCCGCGTGTAGCGTGCAGCTGTCGCCAGCGCCAAACTCATCTCCCGGCTACCCAGCTTCGGCGCATCCCCCAGGCTGAACTCGATCGCGCGCCCCTCATCCCCCGCGGACTTTGCACCTTGCCGCGGCAGTAGCGCCGTGCCCTTCCTGATATCCTCTCCCGCCGCAAACGCCTCCATGCTTCCCAGCGTTCCGCCGGCGTCATAGTGGTCGATCGCTTCCAGGGCCCGGAGGACATCCGCCTCCCCGACCATCCCGGTTTCGTGCTCGATCTCGCGCCCGTACTCCGCCAGGGTCTGCCGCCTCGGGTAGGCATGCGGCTGGCCCTCATGCTCGTACACCAGCGTATCCCGCGGTCCCCGGTCAATCAGCTCATAGAACCGCTGTGCATTCGCTACCAGCGCGTCGCGCACGGACGCACCGCGCAGCATCTTCGCAGCCAGATCGCGTATCGGTTTCTTGCGCTGAGCTTCCCTCTGGCTTTCCTCACGGGTCTTGAACCTGCGTGTTGTCCGTTCCGGCGCCGGGGTCTCTTCCAGTCCCTGGAGCGCCTCCACCGCATCGCGGAACAAGGGCTCAAGCGCCTCCTCGCCGAGGCTGAAGAGCATCCCCCGTTCGTGCGGATCGCTGCGGAAGAGATCCAGTTGTTCCGCGCCCTGCTTCGGGGCATCCTCCAGACGCTGGCGCACGATCTCCTTGGCCGCAACGGTCTCCGCGGCCTGGATCGCCATCATCCCGCCGCCATAGTCCTTGCCTCCCCCGTCGAGATCCTTCAGCACCTTGGCCGCGGTATTGCGCACGTGGTTCCAGGCCACCTCAGCCCGGCCCTTGGGACTCTTGTAGGATTCCTTCGCATCGAGAATGCTCCGAGCCTTCTGCCGTACCGCCTTCTCGCTGACCGCATCCGCGAACAGGCTCAGTTGCTCCGGACCCCCCACGCTGAAGCTGACCGGCTTGCCGAAGTCCGTTTCGTGCAGTATCTTTCTCTTGTCGCGCCTGAGTCCTTCCCCGGGCAATTGTAGCCCGGCTGATCGGACCCAGGCGCGAAACTTTTCCAGGTTGACGTAGTGCGCGTGTCCATCCCTTACCGCGTCGATCAAAGCATCGACCGACCGACGTTCGTAGACACTGGCTATCCGATTGACCTCGTGTTGATCCTCCTTGCTGTTGAGGTGTACCGCGGCCATCACCGGGGCCGTGCCCACAGTCACGTCGAATACCACCATCAACGCGTTCTCCGTGCTGAGAGAATCGGTGATCAGCATCGGATCCGCCATGTACCGGTGCAGATCCTCGATGACTGCCATCGGTACATTGTGCACCTTGCCGGAAGTTGCCTTGCGCACTAGTCCAGGGCGCATGACCATAGGCAAGGGATCGGCACCGGACATCAGCAACAGCGCCGGAGTCTTGCCGAAGCGCAGCACCTCGCGACTCTTCGGCCCGCCCTTGGCGACATTCCCGAGCTGCTCTTTCCACGCCGCGCTCTCAGCCTGGTCATACCCGCCCAGACTGAACGAGGTATCATCCGACGCCCAGCGCTCTTCAGCGGGCTCCTCGATGGGCAGTTCCGCCGCCCTCTCCTGTGCCGCCTGCAATTCCTCGGGCGACGCCCGGCCTACCTGTCCGGTAATGGTATCGTCCATGCCATAGTCGCGTACCCATTCGCTATCGACCGTGGTTGCTCCGCCCTCCGCTGGCTTGCCAATCACAATCTCCACGCGCCCGTCGGCATGCTCTATTGAGTCGCCCGGGTTGAGCTCCAAGGCCGTGAGCGGCATGGGCGCCTCCGCCTGTACCCGCTGCGTTACCTTCCCCTGGAAGAACAGCGCCACTTCCGCCGGACCGGCGGTCTCGGATATGTGGAACTCCGGGTAATTGTCATGGAGGTATTGCGCCGCTTGGTCGAAGCTCATACCGCGCGTGCGGTCCGTCGTGAACCAGTATGGCACCCAGGTTACGCCGGCATTCTTCAGTTCCCGCCGCTCCTCGGGTCCGAGGTACAGCTTCACTATCTCGTCACGCGCCAACTCCTTGCGCACATCCTTTTCATCGACCATGCGCGGGTGTTGTTCCTGCGCCTCCCTCATCGCCTTGCGTTCGGCCTGCGCCTTCGCAATCCAGTCCGGGTCCGGAGCCTCCGTCCCTTTCGCTTCGTCCGCGGCCGCCGCCGGAGCACCCTCGGGGACCGTGCTCTCCATGGCCGCCCGGCCCACATCCGTGGTGCGCACCCCGGCCGCCCCTGACATTGCCACCGCAACCCCCTCGATGTCAGCCGCCGTCAGCCGCGGGGCATACCCAAGCCGACGCGCCAACGACCGGACCCACGCCCGGACCTCATCGAGCACCCGCTCCCAGATCCCAGCTTGCTTGGGGTTGAGAGCTTTCGCACCATCCCGCCCCACCTTCCCAGCCAAGTCCGCCAGATACTCCCCCACCGCAATCGCGTCGGCCTTCTCCGGCATTGCGGCGATTTCTTGCGGACTCATCCCGGTCTTGCTGTAGAACGTCGCCAGCTCCTGCGGGTCCAGAGACCGTTGAATGGCCAACAGGAACGCATCGCGCTTCACCGAGTCCCCGGCAAAGATGATGTCCAACCCCTCGTGGCCGTGCTCGTGGGCCCAGACGTAGAGGATGTACCCGGGGAGGTCCCCATCCGGAACATTGTCGGCGACCACTACCAGTTCGCCCGTAGCGCCATCCCTGTACCCCTGGATCACCCTCCCTGATTGATTCCGCTCCCGGACCAATGCCGGGACCTCCGCGTCCAAGATCACGCGGACCGCTGCCGCATCGGGGTTTTTCTCTGCCAGCACCTCAGCCAGCCGTTGCGCCGACGCGATCCGCGGATCAACCCCTGCAGACTCCGCCGCCGGCGCCGCTTCCGGTGTGGGAGGACGTACCGGAGTTGCGGACTCCGCCGGCGGCGTCTCTTCGTCCGTTGCGGTTTCCGCAACATCTGGGGAGGATTGTTGCGTGTCCTGCACCTCCGCGGACTCCGCATCCTCGGGCCTGCCCTCAGCATCCCGGAGCGCCTCCAGGTCTTCCTGGGCCTGGCCCATCGCCTCATCGGCTTCGGCAAACACCTCCTCAGCAACGAACGCATCCGGGTCCATTCTGGCGGCTTCCTCAGGCGTGGCGGACTCCATGGCCCGATGCGTGCGACTGATCACCTTGCTGACAAGCCCTCTCACCTTCCCATCGAATTCACGGAGCGCCTGCATACCCGTGCGCTCTGGACCAAGCGCGCTCAGCATTGCCGCGGCGTGGCGGTCGCCTTGAGCGGCCAGTGCTCCGAGCGCTCTGCGCTTCTCGCGCACAAACGTTTCCTGGTCGGCCAACGTCCGGCACTCCGCCCACTGGTGCGCGGTGCTTACCACCGTGCTCTTGGTGCACGTGAGCATGGTCGCCATCACCGTGTCTCGGGCTTCCTTATCGTCGCCAACCAGAGCCATCAGGGTTTTCCCGGGAATCCAGTTGCACGCCACGGCCGTGTCCGCCACGTAGGCAGCCATTGCCTGACCGCTGAATTCATTCTGGAATAGCTCCTGTTCTATTTCCCCGGTTGCGGAGACCGCACTGAGCCCCAGCGCTGTCGCTACCGCGCCAAACTTCCCGGCCAGAAAGCGTTTTGCCGCCGCACCACCGGTCCCCATGGACATGGCCCCAAGCACACTGTTCAGGGCCAAGTTCCGATAGAACACACCCGATGCGTACTGCCCGGCCAAGAACGGGTCATTCAGCCGCCGCATCTCATCACGGTAGGCGTTGAGCGCCGTGTAGGCGCCGGACCCGTAGGCTGCCAGGCGCTGCTCTTCGGTACGGTTCGCGAGCGATTTCTCGAACCAGGACAGGCGTTGCGCAATCTCTTTCTTGTGGCGCACCACGTCCATGGTGAAGACACCGGCCTCGAACTCGCTCTCCCCAGCTCCCTGGAGGGCCCCCACGACCATATGGCGAAGTCCCTCACGCTGCGCCAGTCCCCCCGTGGCCGCGAATCCGAGCGTTGCGCCAAGCCCGAACACCGCCGCGTTGCCCAACGCCTGGCCACCGTTCACGGCCCACCAGTCCGGATTGGAGAGGTTCCGCACGAAGCTCCCGGAACTCTCCTCCAGGGACGCCTGTGTTTCCGGACCGATGTTGAATTGCTTGAGATCCTCAACGAACACGTTCGCCAGCGCTTCGGAGCTACGCATCATCTTGGCGTGATCGAGGAGGCGGATAGGCATGCTGTAGACCGACTGGTTCACAAAGGCCATCATGCGCTTTGCCAGCTCAGCCGGCCGCGTGTCGCTCCACCGCGGAGCCTCAAGAGATATCTGCGCAACGGGGGCCCCGAGCTTGGCGGAGAATTCCCGCATGCCCTGAATGTCCTCAGGCCCCACCTTGCCAATCTGCCGCGCCAGCCCCCTGTCAATCGCATCGGTGGCGCCCACCAGGTCCAGGATGGGCCACCCCAGCCCGCCAGTAAGCGCCCGAGCCGCCACACTGCCCTTCCCATTGAACGTCGTGCTCCGCGCCGTGCGTGGCGCAGCATCCGGGATCTTGTCCGCCTCCCTCAGCGCCCCCGGCCGCGCATCCGAATAGAAGCTGAACACGTGGTCATAGGCGTCCGCGTCGGTAGAGTCCTCCCCGAAGAACGCATTGCGGAAGGGTTCGTACTCATCCTCGGAGATTTCCCGACCGTAGCGGCTGGTCAGGAAGAGGCGGACCGCGTGCTGTTGCTTCCATGCATCCCCATTGTCGGCCAGGCGAAGCGCTTCCTGCTCGGAGTCCCGATACACCCCATTCAGGAAGCGATTCAGTTCATAGTCTATGCGTTCGGGGTCCACTGAATTGCCTTAACGGTCCCTGTTGTCCAGCCCGCCCTGGATGGATTCGCGATAGGCCTGCTGCTGTCTGGGCAACGCGAGAAACCTGTTGATGTGCTCCACGAAGTCGGGCACGCTAATGGGCTTGCCCTTCTCCTTCTGGTCCTTGAGATAGAGCCTGGCTGCCTCGTATACCCTCATGCGCAAGGTCTGACTGCGTGCCACGTCCTCATTGATCTCGGCGAGCGCCCTCGCGCGGGCATCCTCATCGGGCTTGCGGAATCCCCAAATCCCTTTCATCGCCCCGCGTGCTTTCTCCCTCGCTTCAAGCAGCTCCGCCTCGGTCCTGTCGTTTATCCCCCCTAACTTGCTCTTCACGATGATCCTGGACCCGAAGGCGTTCGCCGCCTCCATGTCCGCGATAACCCCCCACGCCGCCGCCTGGTCTTTCTGCTCGGTACTCCCATACGTGGTGATAGCCGTCAGGGTCTTCTCGATCGCCAGGCACACATCCCTCGTATCCGGCCAATCGCCCCTCCCCATGGCGCTCATGAGGTCATTGACCGCCACGTCTGGCGGGGTTCTGCCGCCGCGCACCCTGGCTTCAAGCACCCCCAGGGATGCTTTGGCTTCGTCTTCCCATTCCTTGCGGGCTTGCTCGGCCATTTTGGCTTCTGCGAGGTCCGCCCGTTTGGCGGCTACTTCCTGCTCTTCCCACCGACTGGTCAACACCCCATCGAGCTGGGTAAGCACGCGCTGCACATCCAAGGCGATGTCTGGGTCCTTGCCCTGGAACTCCCCCTGCAACTCCTGGCCCGTAGTCATCACCGAGAGGATCGACCCATCGTCCGCCACCATGGCGCGTAACGCATCAATCTTGAGCCCCGACACCGCGTCGGACCGCGCAGAGCGGCGCAGGGAAGTCAAGTGCCCAAGCTTGGCCGCGCCAAACTTCTCCCCCCGTTCCCGATACTGAGATACCACATCAGCCCCGAGCGTCTCCGCGTGGTTGTCCAGCACCGTGGCAAGATCACTCTTGCGCTGTTCGACCTCTGCCGCGTCCTTAGCGCTACTGATCCCGTCCAGGGCCAGGCTCAGCTTTCGCGCCGTCATGCGGCCCACCGCGTCCTTGACCTCCGCGTCGACGACATCCTGCCCGTACGGACGGTACTTGTCCGCGATGGCCGCATAGACCCCCTCCATCGCCCGAATCTCGCCGTCCACGTCCGCGAATCCCGTGGTGCTTGCCGCGCTCTCGATCCCGGCTGCGATCACCGCATCTTGCCCCGCCTCCCTGGCCCGCTGCGTTTCGGCCGTCACGTGGCGCGTGACATTCCCGACCACGCCCACCCGCAACTGGCCCCAAAACCCATCCAGGCGCTTGAGTTGCTCCGGGCTCAACCCGGCCTTGGTCTCCTCATACACCTCCGCGAGCAGCTCCTCTGCCGCCGCCGGAGCGCCCTGACTATCCAGCCCCCGCATTTCGCGCATCGGGCCATTCTGCCAGGCAGTAAGACGCTCTTGCGCCCTCGCGAACGAGGTCTGCGCCGCCGCCACGTCCTGGTCCTTCTGCTGCTGTTTGCGGCGGTTGATCAGCGCGATCGTGGCATCCAGCGCCGTCCCGGCCAGATTCGCAGCAGCTCCGGGCACGGGGTCTGGAGGCAGAGCGGATGTCTGCGGCACGAACGGCGCGGGCCGTGGCCCTATCCGCCGCTGATATGTCGGTACCGTTGGCATGATACTTCCCTGCCTATTCGGATCCCCCAGCGCTAAGGCTCATCCCCAGTTGGCTTGTCCCCCCAAGAATGCTGTTAGCCGCTCCCAGGTAGCCGGCAAACATGGATTGCCCGGATTGCCAGGACGCCAGCCGACTGCGTGTGCGGAAGTCATCGGCCTGCCTACCGAATCCCCATTGCTCCATCTGCGTGTTGTACTGGCTCATTGCCCGGTCCTCGGCCCCGAGCACAGCCACATCCTCTTCCCAGGACGCCGGCGAACCGCTTCTCAGCATCACATTGCCTGCCGCATAGGCCGTGCGCCCCATCCCGGTCACCGCGGCAATGCGGCGGTTGATCTGGTCGGCCTCGATCTCACCGCGCCGAGCAGCATCCGCCTGCATGAATTCGGCCGCAAGCGCGTTGTTCCGCTGGACATCAGCCTGATAGTCTGCCTGCTGGCTTGCCGCCCGGGCTCCCATGATAGTGGCACCTGCCCCCCCGACAATTGCCAGCCCACCGATAACGCCTAACGTCACGGGGTCGCACATGGTCTATCTCCATTCGTGATCGTGAACTGGTGGAACGGCATCCAGAACGGCCCCACCGCGACAGTGTGCTCCGTCACCTGCGCCCCGATACGCTTGAGCCAGGCGATGGAACGCCGTTGTCTGGCATCCACTACGTTGCCCAGATGCGGGCAGATCCTTGACATCTCCAGCAGGATGCGCGGGGGAACCGTGAGCAGCTCCCGGCGGCACAGCTTCGGAAAATCCTCAGTTCCCAGCAGCCACACGATCCCAAGTCCCGAAAGCACCGTGCCGAGCGAGACCCCGAACATGGCCTCCGGCCGCCGGGCGACCAGCACCGTGCGCCGATACTGCTCGCTGACCCGCCAGCTCTCCACCAACCCGTCGAACGCATTCAGCCCACAGCCCGCGTACAGCTCCGCCCGGTCCTCTGCACGCATGCGCGCGGCTATATCCGCGCAATGTTCGCGGGTCGCCGGCACAATGCGGATTGTCTTCCTACTCGCCAAGGCTCACCTTCGGTACGATTTCCAGGACCGTGAGCGGCCAAGGCTTGGCCGAGGTAATCACCAGCCGTCCGTGCGAATTCCACCCCGGCGGAATGATGATCGAGATATCACCCGTGAACCCGCCCCCGTTTCCCCATTCCTCGGTAGCCGCCTCTTGGTGCGGCGTGGTGTTGCCCGTTTCCGGACCCACCTCCAGATACTGCGAATTCAGCACCCGGACCGTTGCACTGTGCACCTTCTTGCGCCGCCCCTGGGCCGTGCCGCCCGCGTCGAACTCGATATTCAGCGTTTCCAGCGTGGAGGTGTACGGCAGCCCTATCACCACCCAGCTTTTTTCCTCTTCCGTCCAGGTGACCGTACCGCTCGTCACGGTCTTGCCGGTGTCCACCGTCCCGTTGCTGTGGGCGACGGTTACCGCAAACCCCTCCATCCAATCCAGCCCGGTCGCCGATGTGCCGGCCGCAGGCATCGTGTAGAGAATCGCGCAGTCGAGGAACACATCGTCGGAGTACTCCGCAAGCATCGCCTCGACGTAGTACACCGTGCTGTCGTCCGGGAGCACCCGCTTGACCAGCATGTACACCGGATCGGCGCCGTCCCCGTCATCCGGCAGCGCCGCGACGGCTCTGGCCTCCGCGGTCTCTCCGCCGGCCGCCAGGCTATGCCGATGCCAGGCCCAGACGTCGTGTTCCCGCAGGTAGGAGAGCGCCACCAGCGTACCATCGGCCTTGGCGCACCACACCAGGCTGTCCGGGTACCGCGCATAACACCAGTCAAGGAGCGCATTGCTGGCCGCCCCACTGAACAGATGCGCGGCGAGAATGGACAGGTTGTTTCCCATGTAGCCATCGGCTACCATGTCGAAATACATGTCCCGGACCTGACGCCCGTTTCGCCCCACATACAGCACCGTGTTGCCGATCACCAGCGGAGCCAGGTGCGCGCATCCCACATAGGATTGCGGAGTCAGCATGATCGAGGTAGGCGTAACCGCGTCCGTATTGCCGCCGGGCCCCAGGCGCCACTCGCTGCCCGCGGTCAGCACCATCATTTCCCGCAGCGGGATCATGTGCCGGATCTGATCCGCCAGCCGACTTGCCAGGGTAGCCTCGATCCCGTCATCCGCTCGCAGCGGCGTGGAGACCGCAAAGCTATGGAAGATCCCCGTACGCGAGGCCCAGACCGTGGAAGGCCGGTCGTTACTGGAGGCGTACCACAACCGCTGTTCAAACAGGGCCACCGACCCCGGATACGCATCCTCCCCGTTGAACGGGTCCGAGAGCTCGATAGGGCCTACCGTGGTATCCGGATTCACGTTGTCATCGACGAAAGCCTTACCATAGTTGCGGTAGTACAGCTCCAGTTCCCACACAGACCAGCGCTTGCCGTTGCTGTTGTTGGCATTAGCCAGCAGCCGCCAGTAGCGCGCCGACACCAGATCGACGCTGACCTGGCAGCTTTCCCACGTTCCAAGATCCTCGGTAAGGGTGAAGGTCTCCAGGTCCGACCAGTCCACGCCATTGGCGGAGTATTGCAGCTTCACCGAGGAGATTCCAAAGTCATCCCGTTGGAGAATCCGGAACGTCTTCAGCTCGATGTCACCGCCGGCGCCCATGTCCAAACCGATGTAGGCCGCCCCACTCACGCTGCTGTCAGTCTGCGTGGACCGCCAATCTGTATCCGCGTCCCCGTCAAACGCCTTCTCCTTCGCGTGCGCGGCATAATCCCCGCCGCTGATCTCCGTGCCCTTTGCCAGACCCGTGGAGCCCTCCACCGAGGTGGTGCCGATCAGTCCCCAAGCCCCCCGGCTGTTCTTCCACACGCTGTACTGCACCGCCCCAGGGGCCTCGTTCCACGCCAGGTCGACCATGGCCCCGCTCGCCCACGGGCTATCCACCGTCGCGGAAATCTGCTCGGACATCAGGCTCTCGTTGCCGTCTCCGTCGATGGCCGATACCGCATAGATCATCGTGCGCGTGGTCGCACCCGGAGTCTCGCTGTACGTGGCCGTGAGCCCATCCGGGGCCAGCATCGATGGGGTAAAGTCAACCGGGGTAAACCGCCAGGTGTAGTGACTGTACCGTTCCAGCTTGTAGGGAGGGTAGGAGGGATGCGCGAAGAACATCGTGTCGGCCGACTGCGTACACCGCAACTGTGCGAGGTCCGCAAGCGCGAAGGGGCTCGAGATCGTCAGATTGTTGTTGTGGGGCGCGTCCGCCCAGTAGCCGTAGTAGTAGCCGAACACTTCGTCACCCGGATCGGTGGCAGCCTCGATGTACAAGGTGAAGAAACCGAGGGTGTCATAGTCCCCCCAGTCTTTATTGATGTTGTTCCCCGCAGCGTCATAAACCGTGTACGGCGTGGTGGTGATCCCCGGAGGGGCGCCGCCCTCGGGCTCGGTCATGTAGTAGTATCCCGCCTTCCCGGTAGACTCTTCCCACAGCCACCGATCCGCGTCCACCAGGTCGACACAATTCGCGATGAACCCACCGTCCTTCAGCACCTGCATCTCGGCATCGGTAAACACCAGCATGTAGGTCTGTTCGGTGGAGAACTGGAACGGGATCAGGCGCCCGTCGCCCATTGCCTCCCCGATGTAGGCTGTTCCCTGCCGCCGGCTCACTCCCCCCTGGGGATGCACGATGAAGTTGCTTAGCGTCTTGCAGCCGGAGTGGTACTTCGCGAAGTCAACCCGACCGTGAAACGCGGGGTCCAGCTCCCCGGCCGCGAACGATGGCCTGTTGGGAAATGCGGGCACCTGAGTGCTGTCCTCCTACTGTCGGGAATCGGCTATATGGCGTGTGGAGGCGGTCTGCGGCTGTTGCTCGCTGTTGGCGTCAGCGGTGGCAGCCTCGTGGAAGGCCTGCACCGCCAGCATGGTCACAGTCTGCACAATCTTCGCGTCCCCGGTAATCGGCAGCGCGATCCTGGAGGCAATCAGGTATGCGTACGCCGCCACGAACAGAGGCGGAAACACCGTCACGGTGTCCTCATCGAAGATGTAGCGCAGCGTCACCTCGTCACTGTCACACCAGAGGTACCCGCCACGCACCTGGAATTCTGCCGTCCTGTCGCCGTTGATCAGCAGCGCCCGCAGGTAGTCCTCAGGTAGATCAAAGCCATACCCCCACGTCGTATCTTCTGCATCGTCGCTCTGTTCAACCAGCTCCGCCTCCTGAATCGCGAACCCCCAGGGATGACGCTGAAGCAGCTCCTTCCGGCACTGTGCGTACAGCGCATTGCAGTACCGGTTAGGCGTCCCCGTGTCGTTGAGCTCAGTAATGGGCTGAGCCCCCAGGTACAACAGCGCCTGATTGCAGATTTCGAGGATGGTCGCCGCCATGGTCTAGCCTTTCAGGGCCTTGCCCATCGCCTCCTTGGCCCGGACCACAAACCCGCGCTCCTTCTGCTTGACCGTCACGAAATGACGTGGCGGTTGCGGGTCTCCCGGACTCGTGACCAGCTTTTGACCAGGCTCCCAGATCCGCCCCTGAAACTGACATTTGCGCTCGCACACAAACTCTGGCATCGTCTTTCTCCTCGCTCGGCTCCAGATGGGCCGGCACGCCGCCCCACTCAAAGGCAAACGGCGCACCGGCCCCGCTTCTGGGGGGTTGAGCTATTGCTCAACGTGCCTGGATCAGTACGGCGCGTTGACGTTGTGCAGCTGCGGGGTCTCCACGAGGTACGCGTTGAACTTCCCGGCGGTCAACGCCGCGGTGCCGATGGTGTAGAGCACCCGCACATAGCGCAGGCAGCCCTTGGGGATGCGCACCGTGAGCACGTTGTATCCGGCCACCAGCGTGGCAATGGCGGTGGCGCCAACGGAGGCCAGCGTCTGAGCAGTGTCGAAGGCTTCGGCGGAGTCGTGCTGGACGGTGAAAGCCACCGTCGCGGAGCCGGCGGAGGTGCATGCGGTGTGCACATCGATCACGATGTACAGCTCGGGGAAGCTGCGCCCGGCCACCACCATGTCGATGACATTGGTGGAGGCGTGCGCAGCCACCGTGGTCTCAGCTTGCTCGGAGCTGAGTTGGAGGCACTTGTCGATGTACATGGTTCCCTTATCTCCTTGATTCGGGATTGCGTCTCTTGGTTCTCGCATCGTCCTCGATGATGATGAGCCGGCAGGGCCCCGGGATTCAAAGCCCCGGAGCCCCCAGGTCATGCTCACGGAGTGCCAAACGTCCCGGCGACCGTGGCCTCGGCCGTGATGATCGCATCGCAGCGCCGTACCGGAATGCCCTGGAAGCGCAACACCGGCTTCCCGGCCACGTCATCGAACGTGGTGGTGTAGCCGCTCTTCTGCAGGGCCTGGATGCGCAGCATCGTCTGCACAGTCCGGTTCACGTAGAACGCCGGGGTGCCCACGGTCTCGGAGGGCAAGCGCTCAAGCATCTTGACCATGCCCTTCACCAAGTCCGCGTCGCTGGACTCAGCCACCAGCGCCGACACGTCGATATTGCACATGCGCACGACGTACCGCCAGTCGCGCACGCAGAGCCCGCACTTCCACTGGTAGTGGGTGCGGTAGCCCTCGTAACGCCCGCCGGCCGCATCGGTGAGAGTGACCTGGCCCTTGTCCTCCATTTTGAGGCCCATCTGCGAGCCCTTGGGGTAGATCCCATGGACCGTGTTGGGACCCCAGACCACGAGCCAGATGCTCGTATTGTCCGAGTCCGAGCCCGCGCCGGTAATCATGTTGTACCCGCTGTTCGTGGTCGTGGCGGACGGCGTGGCAAAGCGCGGATTCAGCCCGACGAACCGCTCGGGGTTCACCGTGGTGTCCCCGTAGATCAGCGTGTCGAGGAAGGACTGGTTCATCCCCTCGATGTGGGCCGCATCCTCGGACAGGCGCCACGCCGGCGCATTGCCGTTGAGGTCCGCGAGGTCCTTGTCGACCTCGGCGTAAGCCTCAAGCATGCCGCAGGCGTCCGTCACCTGCGCCGTGGTCCCCTTGGTGGGCTGAACCCCGTAGTTCAGCAGCCGCCACGTGGGAGTCGGAAGCCCGGTCCGGATCGTGGTCTTGTGGCCCGTGGGCAGGTTGCCTTCGAGCCACACCATGTCCTGAATCATCTCGTTGCTCTCGGCGAGCAGCTCGATGAGTCCGGCGATCTTGTCGTTCTCGTCAAGACGCCGTTTGAAATCCAGCATCGTGACGGTGGAGGTTCCCAGAGTAGCCATGTGTGCATCTCCTTTACGGTTGCACAGTGTGTCTTGTCACAGTCACAGGCGCCGTCGCCGGACGGCATCAGCCGCCCTTCCGCGCCATCGATGGGTAGAAGGACGCCGCCCGGTCCACTACCGTGCCCGTGGGTCCCTTACCCGCGCCAGGTCCCCGGTCCTCGGAGACAGACTTGCCGATCCGCGCCAGGAACGAGAGCACCGCAGGGTGGTCACCCAACCAGGAGTCTGCAAACATCTGCTTGGAGGCATCGTCACCAAAGGTGTCGAGCGCCCGCCTTGCGTAGCCCGCCTCTTCCTGCCATCCCTTCGTCTTGCGGAACTCGCCCGCCCAGGTCTTGCGTTGCTCGGCCAGCGCCTCTTCGGCCGCCTGCGCCTGCTGCGCTTGCAACTTCACGTACGCGTCCACCAGCTTCTGCGCCGATTCCTGCGGCAGGTCCAGTTCCTTCAGCACGGGGGCAACCAGGTCCACCGCCGCGGAGTCCAGCTCAAGGCCCTCGGGCATCGTGAAGGGTTCGTACGCTTCGGGTGCGCCCTTGGGCTTGTCCTCGCCGTCCTTGGGTTTACCCTCGCCGTCCTTGTCCTTCTCTTCGCCTTCGGCCTTCGCCTTGTCCTTGTCTCCGCCTTGGTCCTCGTTGCCCTTATCCTCGGGTTTCCCGTCGGGCTTGGCGTCTTCCCCGGCCCCGCCGAGGATGCTGCTCTCGCCGCCCTTCGAGTCCGCACCGGTCTCCGGCTTCACGCCGGCCCCGTCCGCAGCGCCGAGGATGGACGATTCGCCAGACGCAGCGTCAGTGTGAGCTTGTGCGCTGTCTGCCATCGTCAGTCTCCGCATGATCGTTTTCGCGTGCGCGTAATTCCTGCACTGCCTGTGCATACAGATCCGGGCACGCCTCCAGGATCTGCTGGAACATTCTCAACCCGAATTCCCGCCGGCCCTCGTTGTAGAAGGTCTGCGAGCTGCCTGTGAAACAGGCCCGAAACAGGCCCGCATCGCTCAACCAATCCCAGATCAGCCGCCGGCCGGAGGGCAACCCCATCACCTCGCGCACATCGGCGCGACGTTGCGCCGCCGCGAGCTCCGCCTTGCGGTTCGCCTCTTCCCGAGTTGTACGAGGATCAGGCACCCGGCATCCTCCCCGTCTGTTGGGCCGTGCCCATGATCCGGCTCAGGGCATTATTGCCTGCGAGGTCCGCCCCAGCGGCATCCTTCGCCGCGCCTGCCATCGCCTGCGCCCCCTGGACCATCGCGGCCATTTGCGCCTGCTTGGCCCGGTTCGCCCGCATCGTCTTCACGGCTCGATCGTCCCGCATCAGCTTGGGAGGGACCCCAAGCGCATCGGCATAGGCGTCGGTTGCCTCATCGAGGTCCAGCTTGTCCGTCACGGCCGGGTCGATGGTTGCCGCCTGCGCCACGAATGCGGTAAGCGTGGTGACCCCATTCAGCGCAATCGCCTTCTGAGCCAGCGCGAGCGGGGAGATGTAATTCACGTTCAGCGGCATGCCCTGAAGCGCCTGCGGGGGAGGGGGGATGTACCCAGCTCGGGCCATCAAGTTGAACGTGCGGTCGATCAACGGGTCAAGGAGCTCGTTGTGCAGCCGTTCCAGCACCGGTCCGAGCATGACCAACTTTTCCTCGTGGCGCGCGGCGACCTCGGTCGCCGTCATCTTGCCCATCTCCGCCTCGATGAGCATCAGAAACAGATCGTTGTAGAGCCCCTGCCTGATAGACAGCCGTACATCGCGGATCTTCGCCTCAATCTCGCCGATGGGCGGGGTTACCTGGTACAGAGGCCGCAACATGTCTTTCGGATCATCGGTGTAGGTGATGCCTCCCGGAACCGTGTTGATGAGAACCGTTTTCATCGACCCGGGGGCCGCCATGGGGGGCTCAATCGCTTTGTCGAGCGCCACCAGCTCCTGTTCGGTCATCTTCTGGAGCATCTTGCAGTCGCCAAGGACATCGTGTCCGGCCCCGTGCCCGTAGGTATCCTCGGCCACCACGTGCCACCGTGGCGCCATGACCGGGAACTCGTAGTACCCCTCGATCTTCAACACCTCCTCGCTGGCGCCGGCCTCCATGTAGATCGATCGCCAGGCAAACCGCTCCACCCCAGCCTCTATCCTGTCATCGTTCGGCTCGATGGCATGGATCACCGCAAACACCGTGTCGACATTCCCGCCAGCCAGGCACGAGCGCACCCCAGGAGACAAGTGGTCCTCGCCGAACTCATCCCGCAGCTGCCCCACGCTCATCCAGTACTGCCGGTACATCGTGTCGACCCGGCCCTGCGCATCCTGCGCCAGCCAGTACTCCCCGCACGTGTAGGCCCGCGCCCGCAGCACGCTGCCGAACACCTCAAAGATCCCCATGGCCGCGGTGCCGAAGGTCAATAGCTCGAGGTAGCAGTGGTGCAGCGAGCGGTACACGTTGCTCTGGCTGTAGACCGAGCGCATTCGCCGTTCCACATCCGCGAGCCAAAGCTTCACATGGTGCTCATCAGCCAGCCCAGGATCTTGTACCCCGAGCGAGAACCACGGCCGCGCCGGCGAGGTCAGCCCGGATTGCATCCCGGCGCCGGCCACCCCGATGGCACGTACCGGCTGCATGTCGTAAAGGTCCAGATCATGGCGCGCCCCGTCGTTGTGCTCGCCGATGTTTCCGGCCCCGCCGATCCCCCGCCCGTGCGCCGGCAATAGCTGCGTCTTCAGCTCCGTCCACGTCGACTGCCAGCTCGTGCGGTCGGCCTTCAACCGCCCAAACCGCTTCTGGACCGCCGTGCAGATTGCCGCGTTTTCTCTGGACATGAGGCCTATCCCAGCCGGTTGACCAGCGGAACGGAACTGACCCCGCGCCCCCCGGTCCTGTTCGTGCCCTGCATGCCGGAGGCGAGCACCGCCGCGGCCTTGGACTGGTCGCGAGCGCGCCGCTGATCAACGGCCACGTCTTTGAGGGGTTCAGGAGGGGGAGGCGGGGGTCGGGGAGATGGAGATCCGCCGAAACACATGACTCTTCGCGCTCCTATGACCGCATCCGGCAGTGTCGACACTGCCCTTTGTCATAGGGGGAAAAGTGAACGTGTGGCCCCACGTGCTCCGTGCGTAAAACTCGTGGGATCGTGCGTAGCGCACTGTACAGAAAGTCGGGGTTTCTTCCGTCCCCCGACACCCCCCTCAGAGCACCTTATAGGTACTCTGCGTCATCGGCGCCGGGACCTGGCTACCCCGCTCCAGGGCATCCCTGTCCATCGCGGGCATGGCTGCGCGCAGATCCACGTCCAGAATCCTCGACGTGGCGTCGAGAATATCGTCATGCGTCGAGACCGGAAAGGCGTCGTACTCATCGGCGATGAAATCCGCTACCAGGTCGTGCACCTTGCCTTCCCAATCCACATAGATCAGCCGCCGCGGGAGCCAGAACCGCCGCTGCTCGAACACCGGTACCAGGCGCCGTATCCGGTCCGGCTTCGGCATCGGCCCCCCAAGCTCGACGATGGGAAACCTATGGTTGCGCTGGTTCTGGAGGAAGCGGATAAACTCGATGTCCGCCTGCAGACCATATTTCTCGTACCCTACGCGAATGCATCCGGGCCACTTAATCACCAGGTCAAACAGCGTCTTGCCACGCTCCGTCAGGCTGAGCCGATCGCGCACCAGATCCAGCAGATAGTAATTCTGATCGGGAGCGAGCCCGATTACCGCCATGACCGTGTAGTCGCTGCTCTTCTTCTTCTCCCCGGCCGGGTCCACCAGGATGTAGATGTTCATCTGCCCCGTCTTCAACGACCCGTCATAGAACTCGAGCCAGTCGTGTGCAAACCCCTGTGCCTTGTCGGCAAGCGGGTTCATGAGCATCTGACAGGCGAACACATACGGCCCCATGGACCTGCGCTTGTCGTCCAGCTCCTGGCGGCTCAGCCACACCGGCCGGCCCTCCAGGGTCCCGTCATGCGTCGCCGCGTACAACCTCGGGATCGCCGCTTCACGCTCGATCATGGTCCGATAGGTATCGTTGGCGTGGTACCTCGTACCCACGTAGCGGCGACGCGCCGGCCGGCTCGAGAGATTGAGCGAGATCTCCCACGCCTCCGTGGTCTTGGCAATCATCTCCGGGCTGGTGACACTCTCCAGGGTCACCACATCATCATAGACCTGAAGCGAGTAGTGCTTGCTGGTCGGCTGCCCGTCGACCAATCCCCACGCCTCGACTGTCATCTCCTTGGGATTGCCCTTGCGCTTGACCACGATCCCCAGGTCAAGCGACCAGGTTGGCGCCTGCTTCTTGGGTTCCTGCCATAGGATATCAGGGAAGAGCGCCTTCAGCAGCTCGTTGCTTTCGAGCTCCACCTTGAGTTGCTTCAGGAAGGCCTTTGCGATGGGGCGCGTGTGGGAGAAGATCCCGACCGTGACCTCGGGATCACACAGAATCTCCTGGAGCGTCGCCCCGAAGGTGATGATAGAGGATTTGCCGTGCTCACGCGCCCAGAGGTCGAGGTGCCCATCCGAAGCCGCCTCGACCTCCCGGACCCGCTCATAGATCCATGGGTGAATGAGATCGCGACGCCGGCACAGGAACACCAGCAGGAAGAACAGGTCATTGCGGGCAAGCGCCCGCATCTCCTCACGCTGGTTACGCTGCGCTACCTGCTGGTAGAACGCCAGCGCAACCGGCAGGGACATATCCGCGACAGGGCTCATTCATCTCCGCTCGGCTCATCCTCCCCTGCGGACTCCGCCTCCCCCGCGTCAAACGCCTCCTGGATCAACCGCGCCTCCTCGCGCATCGCCTCAAGCACATCCCCCTCCAGGCCGTCCGAGGCCTTCACCGACAGTTCCCCCCGGTGCTCGTGGTGCACCTCTTCTGGGGTCTCGTATCCCATCAGCTTGTTGAGCGTCTGGAGCGCCTTCAGCTGCACCGCCCGAGGACACGTATCATCCTCCGCCATCCCCAACAGCCGCCGTGTCGCCTCCAACCGATCATACTCGATGAGCTGCGTTGCGGCCTTCCGCAGGTAGGCCACCCGCTCCCGAATCTCGGCAACATCCCGCAACAGGCGGGGACCTGCTGTCTGCGCACTCTCAATGCGTTTCGGGCAGAAGCCAGCGGCGACGTACGCCCTCGTTGCATTTCCGTAGCACTCGCCGGCGTACGCCTGCGCAAAGCGCTCGTGGCGCCAGTTGCGCAACGCATGACTGCCCGGTTCAGACCCCACATCCATCGCCGTCCCCCGCATCCAACGACTCTGCGTCCGCCGACACCTCGTCATCGAGCTGCCGCTCCAGGACCCGGCTCAGAATATCCAGCAGCGCCCAGGCCCCTCCCTGGCTCAGCCGCATGCCATGCCGCAAAATCTGCCGGGGCGTCCCCGGAACCGTTGGCATCAGCCTGCGGGTACAGATCATCACCCCACCATCCGCGGTTGGCCACACCACCAATCTCCGGTTCCGCGCCCGAGCCCTCAATCCCGGCAACGGTATGGCCGCCATATCGCCCATAGTCCCCGGAGGCACATCAGACACCCGTACCAGTCTAGTCGCTCTGCTCATCGGCCCACCATCCTTCCTGCATCCCGATCCGCCCGCCGCAACGCATTGCGGCTGACCACCTCACGCTGGCCCGTGTCCCCAAACTCGACCAGCGCGCTGTTCATCGCCCCGCGCACCACCACGCGGCACCGCCGACCCTTCAGCGTAGCCCGCTTCACGTTGTTGCCCCAGCCATACACGTACTCAGTCATCCGCATCCTCGATCACTACGTCACCACTCCCAGAAGTACGCCTTCCGTCGCGGCACGCCATTCAGCCCACCCATCTCGAACGCCAGATCCCAGCGCACGCCACGCGACACCGCCGCCACATAACTGTCATCCAGCCCCCGGTGATCCAGCGGCCCCCCCGTCCATTGGTACGGAATCGACAACAGCAGATGCGACCCGACCCGCTTGCACTCATCCATCACCAGGCACTCAGTATCATGAGCCACATGCTCAATCACCTGAAGCATGATTACCAGGTCGAACGCTCCATCTTGCCACGGCCAGGGATTCTCGATATCACACACCACAAGATTCGCGATTTGCAGCTCCCGCTTATCCATCCGCTGCGAGCCAACCACCAGAGGCCGCTCCCCGGGACCCACCTCAAGCACGTGCCCATGGCGAAAGTGCATCCCGTCCAGCAGGCGAAGGAAGAGACACACCTGCCGCAGGTACGCTTCCCAGCGCCCATCCCAATATCCCCCCGGACAATCCTGAAAGTGCTTCTCTGTCGCGATCCCGTTCATACTTCGTACCACCTCCATGCTACTGCCTGAGTCTGCGCCTCTTCCCAAACGAACGCACCTTCCTAAGTCCGTGGAACCCCCTCACCACGATGCGCCCATCGTCCTTCGGCTTCGTCCGCTTCCTGTGCTTCTTTCCCATCGCCCGCCTCAAATGTTCACGTGTCAGCCAGACACTGCCCACCGCCCCCAGCTCACCTCACCCCCTGTCCG